GAAAAGATGACCTTTCAGTTTATTGACAAAGGAAGAAACAATAAAATCAAATTGATTAGTGAAAAGTTAAAACCTGAAGGTATTGCTTTGTTTGAAGAGAAGTTTTTTACATCAAAAGATGATCCTGTTTGGCAAGCCAATGAAGCCAAGAAAAATGAATTTAAACTTAATTATTACGATCAAAAAGATTTAACAGAAAAGCAAAAAAATATTTTAGAGGGAATGGATAAGCATCAAGTCACTTCTCCTGAGTTTGAAGAAATACTGTCTAAGTATTTTAACAATGTGGTTCAGTATTGGGACTCAGGTAATTTCAAAGGATATGTGGCCTCAGATAGTGCAGACACTATAACCAAGTTTTTAAATAATTTAGAAAATCTAAATAGTGAATATTCTAATGTTTCTACTCCTAAATTTGTTACAGACAAAATAGTAGAAAAGAGAAGAGGAGGGTCAATCTCTCTTCCTCAAATGAACATGTTGTAAAAGACTGATTAGGTGGTATAAATAAAAAATGGCAGATAATAACGATAAAGGACTGTATCAAAAAAGCACTCCGAATCTTGAAATTATTAAATCTGAAACAGAAGTAGAGATAGACGGTAAACCTATCCCTACTCCTAATGGTTTAGAAATTGAAATGGACGAAGAAGGAGGAGCGACTCTTGATTTTGATCCGATGGGTGATTTACCTGAAGAAGTAGAATTTTATTCTAACTTATCCGAGGTCATGGATGAAACAGAGCTCGACAGACTTAGTGATGAACTACTTTCTGAATTAGAAAACGATCGCTCTTCTCGAAAAGACTGGGAAGATTCTTATATCAAAGGTTTAGATTTATTAGGAACTAAGTATGAACAGAGAACAAGACCTTTCCAAGGAGCGAGTGGTGTCACTCATCCTTTGTTAGCTGAAAGTGCCACACAGTTTCAAGCAACAGCTTATAAAGAATTATTACCTTCAGGTGGTCCTGTAAGAACAGCGATCATGGGAGAAGAAACTCCTGAAAAATATTCTCAAGCACAACGTGTTCAAGAGTTCATGAATTATCAACTCATGAATAAAATGGAAGATTACACACCTGAGTTTGATCAGATGTTATTTTATTTACCTCTCGCAGGTTCTACATTTAAAAAAGTTTACTACGATGAGTTAATGGATCGAGCTGTATCAAAGTTTGTTCCAGCAGAAGACTTAGTTGTTAACTACATGGCTAGTGATTTAGATTCTTGTGAAAGAATAACTCACATCATTAACATGAGTTATAATGATTTTAGAAAAAAACAAGTTTCAGGTTTTTACAAAGACGTAGAAATTATGCCTTCTGAGTCAAGTCCTTCAGAAGTTAAAAAGAAATATGATGAAATGGAAGGTATTAAGCCTTCTTACATGGATAAGTCAATTAAGCTTTATGAGTTTCATGTATCTTTAGATTTAGAAGGATTTGAAGATAAAGGCATGGATGGTGAGCCCACAGGAATAAAAATTCCTTATATTGTGACTATTGAAGATAGCTCAAGCAAGATTGTAGGTATTAGAAGAAACTACGATAAAGGTGACGAGAAAAAATTAAAGAAGAGATATTTTGTTCATTATAAGTTTTTACCAGGTCTAGGTTTTTACGGACTAGGTTTAATACATTTGATAGGAGCTCTATCTAGAGCAGCAACTCAAATGTTACGACAGTTAATAGACGCAGGTACATTGGCAAATTTACCAGCAGGATTTAAGTCAAGAGGACTTAAAATTAGAGATGATGCAGAGCCAATCCAACCAGGAGAATTTAGAGACATTGATGCACCCAACGGTGATTTAAGAAATGCTCTCTTACCATTACCTTACAAAGAACCCTCTCAAACTTTATATTCTCTTTTAGGATTTGTTGTTCAGTCAGGACAAAGATTTGCTGCCATAACTGATTTACAGGTTGGCGATGCTAATCAAAATGCTCCAGTAGGAACAACAATGGCATTATTAGAGAGGGGCTCAAAAGTTATGTCAGGCATTCATAAGCGATGCCATTATTCTCAGAAAAAAGAATTCAAACTTTTGTTTGATGTCTTTGCAGATTATCTACCTGAAACTTATCCATATTCTGTTCAAGGTGCAGATAGAACTATTAAGGCTGAAGACTTCAGTGATCGTGTAGATGTTCTTCCTGTTTCTGATCCTAATATATTTTCTACAACACAAAGGGTAACTTTAGCTCAAACTGAATTACAATTAGCGCAAAGCGCTCCTGATATTCATAATATCAAAGAAGCTTATAGAAGAATGTATGAAGCTTTAGGTGTCAAAGACATTGATCAGATTTTAAGAAAAGACACTCCAACTGAACCTAAAGATCCAGCCACGGAGCACTCTGATCTATTAGACGGTAATTTACTAAAAGCTTATGAGGCACAGGACCACGATGCACACATACAGAACCATTTAATATTTGGAACCAATCAAATGGTCTTGGGTAATCCACCAATGGCAATGAAGTTACAAAAACATGTTTTAGAACACATTTCTCTCAAAGCAAAAGAACAAGCTCAATTCTTAGGAATGCAACAACCTATTGAAGATATGGCTTCTGTTGTGGCTAAGTTAGAAGCACAGTTTATGGCAGAGATTAAACAACTATCAGCACAACTTAGTGGTCAAGGTAAACCTGATCCTGTAATACAGCTAAAACAACAAGAGCTAGCACAAGATGCTCAAAAAGATCAAGCAGATGCTCAGATTGATGCTGCTAAGTTACAATTAGACGCTGAAAAATTAAAACAAAGAGTAGCGATTGATCAAGCAAGAATACAAAAAGATTATGACATCGCAGATAAACGTGCTGAAGTTCAGTACGACAAGATGACTACACAAACTCTTAATCAGGAGAGAAGAGATGCCTCTAACAAAAAAGGGTAGTAAAATAAAAAAATCGATGGAAGAACGATATGGAAAGAAAAAAGGTCAACAGGTTTTTTATGCTTCTGCTAACAAAGGAGTTATTAAGAACGTTGAAAAGAAATCTAGGAAAAAAAAGTAATAAGTACTATACTCCCTATATGGATAAAAAAACTGAAAAAAGAGTTCAAGGAATTATTAATGACACAAGAACTTTTGTTCAAGGACAAGTAGATCAAGGTGTTAATTTAGTTGAATTAGCGCAAGTTATGTTGGCTATGAGTCGTGAAACAATAGTTGATGCTTATGGAGAAGACGTTGCAGACTCTTATATCGCTAATCAAATATCACGGTTGCAAAAGTACCACAATAGTATAACATTTCATTGATGACTAAACGATTGACAAAAACTATTCCTCCTAAAAAAGGACCTAAGTCACAAGGTATGGATATTCCTTATGGAAAAAGCGTACCAGTTGGCGCTGTCCCTGAGGATAAGAAGCGTAAACGTGGCTATGGAATAGCATCAAAAGGACTCAAGTTCGAAGGAGTATTCTAATGCAAAAATGGATCAAAGATCTTTGGGAACAACACCCAAAGAAAAAATGGCTCGTAATCGGTGTAGTAATCGGTTGGGTAGTCGCTCAATATATCTAATCAATGTTATCTAAATTATTAGGCGGATCTTTAGTGGACACTGTTGGTAAAGTTATCGATAGCGTCCACACTTCCGAAGAGGAAAAGCTTGCCGCAAGAAACAAGCTCAAAGAACTAGAAAACGAAATCAACTCTAAACAAATGGATATTAACTTAGCTGATGCTAAGTCCACTGCTAGTGGGTTATCAGGAATGTTACAACGGTCGTGGAGGCCCCTCATTGGGATGTCCTGTGCCCTAGCCATATTCTGGGAATTCGTATTAAAACAATTTATTGCTTTCTTTTTAGCTGCTTTTAGTGTTCAAACAGATCCATTGCCTTCTCTTGATTTAGGCGTTTTGATGCCGTTGGTCATGGCTCTCCTCGGAATGTCAGGCATTCGCAGCTTCGAAAAATTAAAAAAGATTAATTCTGACAAATAGTGGAACAGTTTGATTATCAAGTCAAAAGACTTATACAAGAAAAGATAGACGAAAAAAAAGAAAACTTGCTAAGTCAAAATTTAGGTTCTATTGAAGAATATAAATATGAACTTGGAAAGTTACACGCATTGGAGCAACTTATGTTAGACTATCAAGAATTAAATAAAAAGGTGATGAAAGATGAGTAAACTAATAGTACCGAGTTATCTAAAAGGTAACGAAAAAAAGGTAAAAGAAGAAAAGAAAGAAGAAGGACCTGCTTTGGATAAAGTTCCACAAGCGACAGGTTGGAGAATGGTAGTACTTCCTTTTAAAGGAGTCGAAAAAACAAAAGGTGGTTTGTTATTGACAGATAAAGCCATCGAAGAACAACAGCTCACTACTAATGTGGGTTTAATTTTAAATATGGGACCTGACGCTTATGCTGATAAAAACAAATTTCCTAATGGACCTTGGTGTAAAAAAGGTGATTGGGTAGTTTTTGCTAGATATGCAGGATCAAGAGTTAAGATTGAGGGTGGAGAAATCCGTATTCTTAATGATGATGAAGTATTGGCTAAGTTGAAAGACCCTAAAGACGTACTAACTATATACTAAGGAGACATTTATGACTGAAGAAAAAATGGTAGACCTTGACACTACAGGAGAGAGTCAAGAGGTTGAACTTCAAGAAGAAGAATCTACTAAAGATAAAGTCGAAGAAAAAGTAGAGGCTTCCTCTGAAGATCAAGTAGAAGAAAAATCAACTGAAGAAGATTCAGGTGATGATTCAAAAGATGACGGTTTAGATAAGTATTCTAAAAACGTTCAGAGACGTATTAAGAAGCTATTAGACAGAGTCGAAAAAACAGAAAAAAGAGAACAAGAAGCTCTACGTTTTGCTGAATCTGCTAAGAAAAAGTATGAAGAGTACGAGAACAAGATTAAATCTCTTGATGAAAATTACATCTCAGAATATGAAACAAGAGTTAAGTCTCAAATCGAACAAGCTAAAAAAGCATATCAAGACGCTTTGTATAACAATGATGTTAATGCTCAAGTCGAGGCTCAAAGATCTCTAACAAGATTAGCGATTGAAGAAGAAAGAGCCATAGCTTCTAAACAACAAAGAGAACAGTTATTAAAACAACAAGAAGGATTAATGGCTGAAAAACCTAAAGCAGAAGAAACTGTTCAAAGACAACCTGACCCTAGGGCAGAAGAATGGGCAGAAAAAAATAGTTGGTTTGGTAAAGACGAAGCAATGACCTTTACTGCTTTAGCTCATCATAAAAAACT